GCTAAGCAAGGCGAAAGGAGAAGAATAATGAATAAAACTTATTGTGATAAATGTGGAGCAGAAATTAAAAATTCTATATACGGATTTAAATTACATCCAGCAAGACTGCAATTTAATGATTGGCTTAATGTTAGTCAAGCAAATAGAAATTTTATTGGAATAGAGAAAGATATTAATTACTATGAAGTAGCTAAACAAAGGCTAAGCAAGGCGAAAGGAGAAGAAAAATAATGAATAACGGAACAGAAAGAATAAATAAAATTATTTCGGAACTTGAATTTTTGAAAAATAACTTCGAACATCAAATTAATTCTACAGAGTTTTGTACAAATTTCAGACTTGCATTGATTTCAAAATTGGAACAAGCCGGAGCAAAGTATGATGAAACACTTGAACACGTGTGGAGTGCAAATGGTACAAATACAACAGATAAGAAAAAGTTTTTTGCATTTAAGATAAATGATTTAAATTCCGAAAATGAAATCCTTTTTAATCTGAAATCTGTTTTTAACAGATGTTTAGAGGGTATGCAAGACATTGGACACTTACAAGAACTTAGCTTTAATATTATCAAAATCGAACTTCTGCGCGATAGAGACAGTTTTTCTGATTTAGTCAGAGGGCTTTTAGTAGTAAAAGAGGTAAACAATGCAGGATAGGTTTAAGCTTAGATTTTGGGATAATTTAGAAAAGGTCATGGGTGAAGTTATATCTATTGTTGTAGATGGCGAGATTGTGGACTATAAAAACGACGATATAGTATCTTCTACTCTAATAAAAAATGGGAACATTATACAATGCACGGGCTTAAAGGACAAGAATGGCAAGCTGATTTTTGAGGGGGATATTGTAAAAGTTACAGCCTCAAGAGATACATCAGGTTACGGAGAAGTCGTGTATCATCAAGCTGGATGTACTTATGTTATATGCGGATTTAAAGAAAATCCGCGTGTGCTTTATCCACGCCGAAAAGGTGAATTTTTTCTACATCTTGAACAATGGTTATGTACAGAAATCATCGGCAACATCTACGAAAATCCGGAACTACTGGAGGTTAAAAATGTTAACATTCAACCTTAAAAAAGAGTGGTTTGAGAAGATTAAATCAGGCGAGAAAACGCATGAGTATAGAGAGGTTATACCTTATTGCAAAAAGTATAGTTTACTTGGCAGACTCGATAAGGCAAGAAGTCGTTATTCGTGAAGTCGAAAACGTTAATGATGCTGGCGTTCAGAGCAATTAATGTGTTTATTGAAATTAAAAAAGATATAGAAAAGGAAACAGATGGATAACGAATTTTTAAAATCTAAAATAGCACTTGCACAGCGGGAATTAAACGCTGCTTCTATTTCATTGCAGGAAGCACTTAAAAATTTTTATATCAAGTGTGGAGAACTTAATGCGCTGCAGAAGCTGTTGAATCAGCTAGAACCAAAGCTTGAACAATACACGGAAAATCAGAATTAGCGCATTGCGCTTCATTTGCAAAGGATAAACTATGGAATACGGTTTTAATACTGAATTAGCAAAAAAAATTGGGCTTAATGAATCAATTATGATTAGGCACTTTCAATATTGGATTGATAAGAACAAAGCAAATAAAAAGAATTGCTATGATGGCAAGTACTGGACTTATAATTCAATTGCTGCTTTTTGCGATATATTTCCTTTTTGGACAAAGGACCAAATAAGATACACACTTAAAAAATTGACAGATAAAAATATTTTAATAACTGGGAATTTTAATAAAAATCCTTACGATAAAACATTGTGGTATTCGTTAAATGATGATGTGATAGCCAAATTATTGCAGTCCGACAGTGAAAATTTACCGAATGCAAATAGTAAATCTGCTTCATCGAATTGTGAAAATTCCATTGTCGATGTGGGAAATTTACCAAATCGAATTGTGAATTTTCATGAACCTATACCACTTGTAAACACAAATGTAAAACCATTTGAAAAAACACATACACATGACAGTGCGTGTGAAAAATTTTCAATTATTGATGCGGTTAATGAATTCTGCAAGGATTATAAAGCTGTAAAAGGGTGCGAAGATTTGACGAACAAAGAACGTGAAGAAGTCGCCAAAGTTCTTGAAAAAGAAAAAGGTTATAACAAAGATTTTTGGTGTACCGTATTTCAAAAATCGCTCGGCGGGTGGGAAATTAACGAAAACGGTAAAGTTAGGACAGTGCCATGCGGTTTGGGAACAATTCTTGAAAGTTACGGCGGAATATACAGGAATGAAAAAGGCTTGAAAAGGGTTTCATTACCCAAAAATAAAGAAGCCGTGTTTAATATGCCTTTTGAACCTGATATTGTTGAAGATGAGGATGTTTTAAAAGAAACTATATTGCGCTGTAAAAATAGTATTATCGAAAATTATCGAAAAAGCATAAGCTCAGGTTAAAAATTGTTCTTTGCATATAAAAAACCGCATAAAAACGCGCTGAAACACTTTAGATTGAACAAATACAACCAGTTTTAAAAAACCATGTTTTACCCCGATGTTTTTTACAAAGAAAATACGTTATAGTTAAAATGCGTTGAGGAAAGATTAAAAAACTTTCGGAGCAGTTTTTGAATAATATCTGAACCATAAATTTTTCTTTTATCAGAAAAACGGGCGAGCGGGTCTTCCGACATCAGAAAAAACAAAAACGGAAATTTGTACAGGTGTGCAAATTTTTTCAGATTTCGTCGGATGACATATCCCGACACAGAGCAGATTTACAGTTTCTGTTCTGTGTCAGCGAAATCGATAAGAGAGAGGTTTGCTGTGGCAAAAATTTTTTGTAATAATGAAAAATGCAATTACCATAAATGTTTAATAGACCAAACTTTTGTTATTGTACCTAAAAACAAAAAATACAAGTTTGCTTTTTTATATACCTCTCATTGTCCTGTTTGTAAAAAACATTATACACTGATAATTAACTATGAATTCATAAAAGAGGGTGAAAATAAGCTTAAGAGAACTGACAAAGAACCGCGAGCTTTCGGCTGTTTTAAACCGGTTGAAAAACTTTTTACAGGAAAAAAGGCTGATGAAATATTTGAGAATATTTATGAGGGCCAAAAAGCTGTTTTATACGAGGTTATGAAGAACCTTAAAAAACAAAAATCAGCTTTTTACTTGAAATATTCAGAATATGGAAAAATTAAACGCTGTTATTCAAATCTTTCAACATTAAAGCTTGGCAAAACCAAAAATAATTTTGAAGATATTGAAGATGTAAAAAGTTTTCTATTTAAATAATAATTTATACATGTTAGAGGGTGCTGTAATTGCTCCCTCTTTTTATTAAATTACAGGCAGGGCAATGCCCTAAACGCTTTATTGTTGGCGCAATAAGGCGATTAATCATAATTATCGCTTATGATTACCTGCATAAAAATGATATCAAGTCATGTTTTGTAAAGGCAAATTGTGAAGAAAAGGCGGTATTTGTATGATTGAAAGACGTGAATTCGGTGCGCATTTAGTTACATGGGTAGGCAGTAAAAGATTATTAAGAGAAACAATATCTCATTTAATTCCTGCTGATATTAATAGTTACATTGAACCTTTCGGCGGCGGCGGATGGGTTTTATTTTATTATCACAAATGGGCAGAAGTTGAAGTTTATAATGATTTAGACAGCAGGCTTGTCGGACTTTTTAGAGTTGTTAAATATCATCCGTGCGAGCTTGCACGCGAGATGTGTTATCTTTTACATTCACGTGAACAGTTTTTAAGTTTATTACAAAATCCTGGCGAAACGGATATTCAAAAAGCAGCACGCTTTATGTTTCTGCTAACTCGTTCTTTTGGCGGCAAATGTAAAAGTTTCGGTGTTAGTTATATTACTTCTGTTACATCAGCAGGTGGTTTGATTGAAAGAGTTGATAAGATTGCAAAACGTCTTGACAAGGTTATAATCGAAAATCGGTCAGCTATGGATTTAATACCGCAATATGACACGGAAAAAGCCTTTTTCTATTGCGACCCGCCATACAGCTCAGGTGTAGGTTATGATGTCGTAAGCACTGCAAAGTTTGAACATGAACGTCTCAGAGATATTCTAAAAAATATCAAAGGTCGTTTCCAGACAGGTTATGATGATTCTCCAAAAATTAAAGATTTATACAAAGAGTTTAATATTATTGAAATTGAACGTTTAAATGGAATCAATAGGATAAATATTAAAAACAATATGTACAAAGAACTTTTAATCTGCAACTACGATGTTGAAAATGTAAAAGGCGTATGGCAGGTAAAGAATAATAATTTTAATCAGGGGTCTATTTTTGATGTTTAAGGTTGATATAAAAGATGTTAGAAAACTTACAGATAATCTTAAACGCGTAAATAAAAACGCTTTTCCTAAAACAATTTGGTATACCCTGAATCGAATGGCAAGAGGAACTGCGCTTCAAGGAAAACAAAACATTGCTAAGTCTTTCACGCTAAGAAATAAATATATTCAAGGGTCTGTTGGATACAAGAGTAAAAAAACTTTTGATATAAATTCAATGGAAAGCTATGCAGGACAATTCGCGGTTTACAAAGGTAAGCCCACAGGACAGCTTGAAAAACAAGAGTTTGGAATAGCTGTTAATGCAAAGGGGAAATATACTTTCGCCGCTACACCGTCCGCAAGAGGCGGCTCTTATAAAAAAGCTGTTAAAAAATCTAATTTATTAAATTCTTTAAATGTTAGAAAATTAAATAATCTTGTAGCAAATCAGACAAAAGATAATACAAAGCAGTCAAAACAAGCGCAAGCCTATGCGATTAGACATAATAAAAAAATAAATGTTATGCTGACTAACAGCAAAGGACATAAGGGGATTTACACAGTATCTAAAAAAAGTGTTAGTCTGCTATATGATTTGAGAAACCGAAAGACTAACATTAAAAAAACTGAATGGCTTAAACCTGCCAGTGACAAGGTAATTGCTAAAGCTGATAGAATTTATGTAAGCGAAGCAAGAAAACGCCTTGAAAAAGAGTTATCAAAGGGTTTTACCCGCTCATAGCAAGCAAAAGGTACTCCCTCAAGGTCTCGTTTTATCGGGGTTGTTTTTCCGAGCCCCGCCATTCACAGAGTCCCCGAGTTTTTTGGAATAAGCATGAAAGCATGAAGTAATACGTCTTTTAGCCTTGTATTTTAGGCTTTTATAATTTTAAGCCATGAAGAAAGCATGAAAAGCCATGAATAAAATTACTAAAGCTGAACTTGCTCGTAGATTTAATGTTAATCAATCAAGAATAAATGCTCTTTTGTCGGGGAAAAATCCAAAATTAATAGAAACCGAAGATGGTTTGATTGATTTAGATAATCCTTATAATCAGAAGTATATAGAGGAAAGACGAATTTTAGTTCCAAAATATACGGGAATTCCATTACAAGATGAGCAGATTGATGATGAGGGTTCTGATGAAGAGACAAATAGTCCTGATGCTCATTTAAAAGACCCTTTGTATGCACAAAAGGTTCTGAAATATGAAAAAGAAAATGAACTTTTATCAATTCGTATTAGAAAAGAAAAAAAAGAATTGGTAGAAACAGAAGTATTGAATCGCATCCTGATGCAGTCTTATGAAATTTTTAACAATATGTTAATGGAATCTCCTCACAATATCATAGAGCAGATACGAGATATTATTCTTACTGATTCATATTCTAATAATGAAGATTTAGAGCTTTTATTGAAAACAAATAGGGATATTTATATCAAAGGTCTTGAAAAAACGAGGGTTGCAATTAAAGCCTTTTATGATAGCACATGAAAAAGTTATTCAAATTGACAATATTATCGATTATGCCCTGAAATTTTCTAAAAAAAATGTTTTACAAAAAGTTTCAGAATGGGCAGAACAAAACAGAGTTCTAAGTTCAAAAGTTGCTAAAAAAAGCGGCAGTTTTTCTTTTGACTATGCGCCTTATACTCGTGAAATAGCAGATTGCTTTTCTAAGGGGTCTCCAGTTCGTGAAGTCGCGGTAATGAAAGGCGTACAACTCTGTTTTACCACATCAATATATGACAATACCATAGGGTATTGCATGGCTTATGACCCGTCAGCGATAATGCTGGTTTCAGCTGATAAGGGGTTATTAAAAGATTATAAAAAAATAAAAATTGATGACCTGATAGACAGCTCAGGTTTAAGAGAACGAGTCATGGCTGATACGGGTAACCGTAACAGCAGACGACAAGGCGATACCGCTACTATGATTGAATTCGTAGGCGGTTTTTTAAGACTTTCAGGTTCTCACAATGCTAATGACCTTAAAACTTTTCCTATAAAAATACTTCTTCTTGATGAACTTGACGGGTATCCTGAAGAAATAAAAGGGGAAGGAAATCCTATCAATCTTGCTGTTGCTCGTACTGACTCTTACGGCAAAGATAAAAAAATCGGTTATATTTCTACCCCGTCACTTGCGCATAGCAGTCATATTTATGAATATTATGAAAAAGGTGATAAAAGAAAATACTATGTTCCTTGTCCGTTTTGCGGAGAAATGCAGGAACTTGTATTTTATGAACGTAATGGCGGTTTATATCCTGATGAGATGGGAATTTTACAGGATGGAGTTTTACATAAACCTTATGGTTTAATTTTTGATTCTGAAGCTTGTAAAAACGGTGATTACAGTTCAGTCGGTTATAAATGCAAACATTGCGGAAATGTTATAAATGAACATTATAAATCATTTATGCTCCGCAGTGGTAAATGGAAACCAACGGCAAAAAGCAAAGTTCCTTATTATCGTTCATACCATATTTCTGCATTATATTCACCGTCAAAAGAATGGTGGGAAATTGCAAAAGATTTTATTCAGGCAGGTAATGACCCGACAAAATTAAAAGTATTCTATAACCTTGATTTAGGTCTACCTTTTAATGATACAACAGCTGGTATAAGCGTTGCTTCAATTCATAAACTTCGTGACCTGTCTCTCAACAATAACGTACTGCCGAAAGAAGCATTATTTTTAACTGCAGCGGTTGATGTTCAGGATGACAGACTGGAAGTCGAAATCAAAGCTTGGGGCGACAGGTTCAGAAATTGGGGTATAGACCATAGAATAATTAAAGGAAATACTGAAGATAGTACAGACCCTTGCTGGGAAGAACTCCTTTATATCAAAGATGAGCTGTGGGGCGGTAAGCAAATTACATACATGCTTATAGACTCAGGAGACGGAGATAAAACTGATTTAGTATATAATTTCTGTGCCAATTATGGAGACGGTATTATATTCCCGCTCAAAGGACTAGCTTCAACGTCAAGGACAAAAGAAAAATATAAAATTGTTAATTTGCCTGATTATGATACCCAGCTTGTTGAAATCTATGTCGACTCGTACAAAAACCAGCTTGCAAGATGGTTCAATCAAGAATGGCGCGAAAGTGATAAAGATTATCCTGACGGTTGGGTGTCGTTGGCTTCAGGCTATTCTGACTCGTACTTAAGACAGTTGACTGCGGAACAGAGAATTAAAGAAATCTCTGATACTGGGTTTGTTAATATACGCTGGATTAATAAAGGTAAGCGTAACGAGGCCTTTGACCTTAACGTATACAATTTATGCTGTGCGGAAATATTTATTAATGAATATTCCCGTAAGGTTTTGGACTTAGATGGACCGAGCCCTATACTAACATTTGAAACATTAAAGAAAGAGGCTGCATAATGAGCGAAATAGATGATATACAATGGCTTGCCGAAAATATTAAAAATATCAAATCGGCTATAACGCAGGCAATTATATCAGGCGGGGTTGTACAGTACACTTTAAACTCAGGGCAAGGTTCCACTTCTGTCAGACGGGCAACATTAGCCGAGTTAAATAAACAGTTGCGAGAGTTTCAATATCTATACAATGAAGCAAAAGAGAATTATACAGGTTCAAACATAAATGTAATGAGGTCATATAATAATGCACATCAACCTTTCGGATATTAATATTTTTAAAAACAAAAAGCCTGTAAATAAAACATCTGCACCTGAAATGCACTCAAGAAGCATTGCGTACAGTATAAACCAGTTTTTTAACGGTGAAAAAGATATATTCGGAATGCCGCCTGCTTATGATTATAACGTTGATTATTATACAATGGCAACTCATGCAAATAATTTGTATATTACAAATGAGTATGCAAGATTAACAATAAACAGATTTGTTCAATTTTTAGTCGGCTCGGGATTGGATTTGTATCCTATCCCCAAAAAAAAGTTTTTAAAGAAAAAATTCAATGTTACGCTTGAAAACGATTTTGTAGAAAATGTAAAAGATTTATGGGATTTGTTTTGTTCCGAAACAGAAATATCTGCAAATAAGCAATGGACGTTGCACGAAATGATGTACATTGTTGCTATAAATGCATTCATTTCAGGGGACGTTCTGATTATTCGTCGTGTTGTTGACGGTCAGTTTGAATTTCAGCTGGTAGACGGACGTAATGTTAAAACAGGCAGATGTAAAGCAGAAAATTCCGATAACAAAATTATAGACGGGGTTGAAGTCAATGCCAAAGGCGAGCATATAGCTTATTACGTTATTAACAATGATGGTAAAGAAGAAAGAATTCAGGCTAAAGATAATGATGGTCATATATATGCGTGGCTTTGTTATTCATCGTATTATCGTTTAGGCTCAACAAGAGGTTATTCGCCGCTTGGTGCAATAATGCAGAAGCTTCAGCAAATTGGAGAATATACCGAAAGCGAAGTATTATCAGCAAATATAAGTTCAAAATTTGTAGGAACTATTGACCAAGATGAAACCTCAACAGGCATAAATCCTACAAAAAAAATGATTGGAACATCAGACCGAATAGGAGAAAAAATTAAAGATGAACCTGCTGAAGACAAAAATATAATTGAAAAAATCGTAACCGGATTACGAAAAATGACTAACGGTATTATAATGCAAATGCCGCGCGGTCAAAAATTAAATACCTATAAAACAGACCATCCTAATGTAAACTACGGAGGTTTCGTTGATACAAACATGAAATATGACACAGCAACAATGAATCTGCCTTATGAAGTTGCTTTAATGGTTTTTCAAAATAATTTTTCGGCTTCACGTGCTGCGCTTAAAATGTTTGAAGCAATACTGGCAATCACAAGACAATTTGTCTGTGTAAACGGTTTTTACAAGATTGTTTATGAGGGGTTTTTTGAACTTGAAACTTTAAAAAGTAATTTAGATGCTCCTAAGTTCTTAGAATTGCGTAAGAAAAAAGGTTATGCAGATAATGCTTATTTAATGTGTAAATTTATCGGAGCTCCTATTCCGCATATTGACCCTGTGAAAGAAGTTAACGCCATTGTCACAAAACTCAAAAACGGGCTGACAACTTTTGAAGCAGCTCTCCAGGAATTAGGAAATAAAACCGATTTTAATATTTTGTGCGAAAAGCTTAAAGTTGAAATGCAAAAAATAAAAGAGTGTGGAATTGAAATAGGTATTATATCTGAAATTTTAGATGATGAAGACACTAAAGGAAAGGATAATAACGATGAGTGAAGAAAGTTTACTTGTAAAAGATTTGCCCGAAAATGAGAAAGAACGAATTATTCAATCTTTTAAAGATTTGCGGCTAAGCGGTGTTCCGTTAAAAATGTCAGTTACAAATGCTGAGGCGTTAATTGCTAAAAAAAAGGCTGAAAATTTAAGCAAAAATACAGAAACCGATGCAGCATATAATACAACTTACCCTGATAAATCTAATGAAACTACATCCGATACAACATGTGATGATATCAATAATATAAATGCAAATGCAGTTGAACCGGTGGCTCCTAAAAAGGACGTTGAGAACGAGACTATAAAAAAAGAAATTAAATCGGATGGAAAATGCGTTATATGTTACAGTCCTGTATTTAATAGTATTTGTTCCAGCTGTGGAACTGTTTATGGGAGAAAATAATGGCTATCAAAATAAAAGGGGAAATAGGTTGGGATGTCTTCGCAAGTGAAATTGAAAGGCAGCTTAATTTTGCAAGCGGAGATATAGAAATTATTATTGACTCACCAGGAGGCTCTGTGTTTGAGGGAATCTCTATAGCTGATGCAATCAGAAATTACAAAAAAGGCAGTATCACAATAAAAGTAATCCTTGCTGCTTCAATGGCAACTTACATATCTATGTTCGGCCAAAAATTAATTTTTAATTCTGATTCAGCATTTATGATACATAATCCTGCAACAGTAGCTTGGGGCGATTATCGCGAGATGGAAAAAAGCAGAAGTATGCTTGAAAAGCTTACAAATATGTTCAGAAATCAGTATGCTAAATTCACCGGAAGAACTGAAGAAGAATTTAAAACTGCGATGGATGAAGAAAGATGGTATATCGGAAAAGATGAGCTTTCTACGTGGGGGGAAGTTTTAGAACAAAAAGAAGAAGCTCCTATGGCAGAACCTGAAATCATAAAAGCATCTGCAATGGAAAGAATATCCATGCTCAATAAAAAAATGACTAAGGATTATGTAAAAGCTGACTTGGATAAAGTCGCAACAATGCTTCTTGACACATCAAGAGTTCAAATGGCAGCAGAAGCTGTAAATAATGAAAAAACTCGTTTAGAAAAACAGGAGGAAAAGATGGATTTAAACGAACTAAAAAACAAGTATCCTGATATTTACAATCAGGCAAAACAAGAGGGTTTCGCTGATGGACAAAAAATCGGAGTTGAAATCGAAAGACAAAGAGTTCAGGACCACATGGAGTATATCGACTTAGAAAGTGCAAAAGATATGGCTATAGCGGCAATCAAAGACGGCACGCCTTTTGAAAGAATGCTTGCGAAGTATTCTCGACTTTCCGCAAATTATAAGGAAATCAGTACAATGCAGGCAAACTCACCTAAAGATATTAATCCGAGCGAAGCAAACGAATTCAATGCCGGAACGCTTTCAGTAAAAGATAAAGCTATAGTTGATGAAGTTGAAAAAGGATTATCTGCATTAGGTATATGGGAGGCGAAATAATGGAAGCAATATTGAACGGAATATACACTGATAAAGATTTAACTGTTCCTGCAAACACTGTACTCGAAGAGGATACCGTGCTCGGAGAGGTTACAGCGACACAAAAACTTTCTGCATATAAATCAGATGCAACAGACGGCAGTCAAAATCCATGCTATGTTTTAGCTAATAAATTGGTAAATGATACTGAGGAACCAAAAGATTTCAGTAATGTGAGAGTGCTTGCATGCGGCGATGTAAATGCGGGCAAATTAAAATTAGCAAAAGATGGAGATACTGTAGCTGAAATAGCCACAAAGCTAAAAAACAACGGAATTTTAGCTGTTAATGTACAAAACGGAATAGGAGAACAATAATAAAATGGATTTAAATAAATACTTTGCAGGCGGGTTTGAAAAACGACAAAAGCCCGCACAGTTTTTTACAAATTTATGCAAACCTGTACATGTCCTTGAGGGTGTTGTAAAGTTTGACAAAAGAGATGTACTTCCCTTAATATCAGTAAATGTACAAAGTGGAACGGGCGGTCGTTACCATGATTTAGATGCGTTTGAAAGTTTGGAATATGAAATTCCTGATTATAACGATTGCTCAAAATTAAGAGAGAATTTTTTCAAAAAACGTTCTTTCGGACAGCATGAATATGCATCAAAAGTAGTATCGGTGGTTGACAAAATTACCCGCGACCAGGCAATTTTGTCTGAATGGCAAAGAAATACTCAGGAAAAGCAGGTTGTTGATGTATTACTGACAGGTAAAATTCAACTGATAAACGGTGATAAAATTGACTACAAGAAAAAAGAGTCTCACAATATTGCAGCATCTGCAAAATACTCATCAACTGGCGGGAAGCCATTGTCAGATGTTGAAAAAGCTATTCAGGTAATTATTGATGACGGCAAACCTGCAACAACTGATTTTCATTATATTATGAATTCTTCAGATATTAACGACTTTATTTTGAATGACCAGGTACAAAAAGCTGCACGAAAACTTGAAGGTATTGACTTGGTTTCAATAGGAATGCCTCCTGAAAAAACTTTAATAAGTGCCCCTCGCGGCAAGTTTTCAACAGGCGGATGTAATGTATATTTGTGGGGTATAAATACAAAATATAGAATTCCTATAGGATTTGGATTTGCTGGAGAGGGTACAGAACAATTCTTCCTGCCAAAAGGTAAATCGGTTGTTATTCCTGCAAATCCACAATTTACTATGTATTATGGCGGACTTATTCCTTGTGCTCCTGATATGGACCCATTAGGTATGGAACCACAAAAAGCTGAACAGCTTGCATATCAATATAAAGTTTGTGAAGATGGTTGCAATACTATAGTATACGGTGTTAAAACTGCTCCGTTGTTCGTGCCTGAAAATGGTGATGATTATGCTTCTATTGAGGGTATTTCTTAAATATGAACGGTTTTGAAATGCTTGAAAGCGATAAATTGGTTATGTTTGATAACGGTTTGTTTTCAACAGATTGTATCCTTTACAGCCCTGACGGTAAAACGCAGGGCTTGGGTGCAACTTTAGCAAAAGATAATCCCGATTACAATTCTGAGGACAGAATAAAATGTTTTTGTCCTTATATCGGTATTGATGTCAATACGGATACTGGGCTCGGAATTTTTGCGGACAGAGCCGAAATAACAATAAATATTTCAAGCGTTAAAATCGGAACTATTGAAAAAGGATGGTTAATTGATGTGTATTTCCCATCGCTGAAAAAATGGATAAAATTTAAATGCGAACATGCTGCCATTGACAGGATGATAGGAACTTATTTAATCAGACCTACCTTAGTTGAAAAGAAAATACAAAATGTTTCTAATGCTTCTAAGTTAAGAATAGGGGGATTAGGTGAAAACAATATTTGACACTTTAATAACTCCTGCAAAAAGAACTTATACGGTTGACCTTATTGCCGAAATTATAGCTTCGGAAAGGGATAACCAAGTAAGTATTGCAAAATCATCAGGTAAAAAAGATGCTTGGATTGATGAGAACATTTATTTTTATGTAAACAATCACGAGTTCAGAAGTGCTGAAATATCTGAAATGCCTTGTGCCTATATATATTTTGACAGGTCAGATTATGAAAAAAATCAGTCTATGTCAAAACTGCCATCAGTTAATCAACTCATAATAGAGCTGTTTGCAGCAGGACAAAATAAAACCTATAATGGCGGTAGAATCATGATGAGTGCTGATGCGGCTGCTGATTACAGACTTGAATATTTGCAATCACAAATCATTCAAATAATGATGAGCGAAGAAGCTGAGAATGTAAGAATTAAAGCAGGGGTGTCTTCTACTATTATCAAATCAATTGAACGCACTTATTATCCTGAAAAAGATAATATATCTGAGAGTGTAGTTTCAAGCAAAATTATTTTTGAGCTTGAATTCGACGAAAAAACAAAATACTTGAACACAACAGAAATAAAAGAACTATACATTACAAATCGTATCAGAGATGAACTGGTATCGGTTTCAATTATAGAATTAAATTAAGGAGGCAATATAAATGGTCGTTAAATCGATTAAAACCGATGCAAGAGCATCGGCTACAGGTGTGTCTTTTTATCAAAAGGCACAGCAGGAGGGGGCTTATCTCAGGCCCGAAAAAATATTATTTTTAGGTAATTATCAAACAGGTAAAATCCTTGAAAAGAATACTATATATTCAGGCTCGGGAAACTCTGATGATGTAGGCACAATGATGGGCTTTGGCTCACCTCTTCATCGTATGGCATTAAAAGCGTTTCCTTTAGACGGAAGCGGGGCTAATGTTGAAACTTACTTCCTGCCTATACCTGAAATATCATCAGGCACAAAGCATAAAGTAAATTTGTCGGTTGAGGGCACAGCAAAATCCAATGCTACACTGTACTTTAGATACAAAGAACAGATATTCGAAGCTGCGGCAGACTTGGCATCAAAAGTTGCTACAATCGCACATAGTAATCCTGCTTTAGACCCTAAGGGAACAAAGCTGAATGCGTTTAATTATGAAAAAATTCCGTTTACTTTAAAAAAAGGTGTCTCAGGAAAAGATATTTTAACCGAAATCAAAGATGCACTGGATGAATATGTAGAAATACCGTTTATTGCTTATGTTGATGATAAGGCTTCTGCACTACCTGCAAAAATCACATCTGCGAATCCAGTTGATTGTACAACCTTATCAGCAGATGACTATATGATTGCTTTCAGTGTTGACGGTGGAGAAATTCAAGAGATAAACATCGGAGCACTCCCGGCAGAAACGGCAGGGGATGTAATAAGCGTAGTCGGAGCTATGTTATCAGGGCTGATAATTTCGGCCGCTGACGGCACGGCTGCAGAAACAACATATACATTAACATCTTCAACAAACGGAACTTCATCAAAAATTGTTATTTCAAAACCAACATCAGGAACTGATTTATTAGCTGAGTTGAACTTATCAGGTTCAGCTACGGGAAGTGCATCGACAGTTTTAACGTTGGAATCGAAAGTAAAGGGGGAATCCTCACAATTTGAAATTGATGTTGTAAATTCAGAGTATAAACCTGTAACTATGGATGATTACGGCGTGAGCTTTTCTTCATCTGTTGTGGAAGAAGCTGCAGGATTATGCAAAATTGATGATTACCTTGAAAATATCGGTCAAGAACTAGGCATTACAAGAGTTTGCTCACAGTTTAACGACGACAATTCACTTGATGCAATGAAAGAATATTTTCTTGGATGGCGAGACCCAAAACTTGCGCAGTATGTTATATGTTACACAGCAAAAGAATTACCTGAAAATAATCTTGCAAAGGGTACTGTTGATGTCGATAAACTTGTTGCTTTCGGGAACAAGAGGAGTGATGACAGCGTAAATGTTCAGATTTACGGTGATTACGGTAAGCTTAGAAGTCTTAAGTGGGAATTAAGAGACAAGCTTCTGAAAGCTGGTATACCAAACCTTGAGCCGCTCTCTGACGGCGGTTATGAAATAGCTGATTTATGCACTTTTTATCATCAAAAAAGTAATAAGAAAACTCTTTATAACTTTGACAGAGATATCTGCTGTATGGGTAATGTCGGATATTATCTGCTGATGAGTTTTAAAGAAGCAGGATGGAAATCAGCTATCATTGTTGGTAAAGATGATATAACTACAAATCCTAGAGCTAAAAGAATACAGGCTTATATTGATAAACTTAATAGTTGTATAAGAGCTCTTGGTCTTGCAGGAATTCTAGCAAATGTAGAAAAAGCTGCTGGATATACCATTGCGGAAATAGACAGTACAAATTCAGACAGAATTAATGCAAATACGTTCATTGAGCAATCGAGTGTAGGCCGTATTTTAGACATTAGTAATGCACTTGGATTTAATTATGGAGGTTAGATAAAAATGGCAGGATATTTAAAAACATTCGCTATTGATGGTCATACATTCAAGGTGCCAAGCGATTGTGAACCAAAGTTTCACATTGGCGGCGAACAAATTACTGAAATTATTACATTTGGTGATGGAACGTCTAGAGCCGTCAAGAAAATAGTGCCTGGAAAGATGGAGGGGGTACAGGTTGACGGAGATATAACTGTCTTGGAAAGTCTTCTTGGAAAAGAAAATCTTCCTGTGCGGGCGGAAACTGACGACCATTCTTATACTTGCGACGGAATGATAGTTGTTGAATCATTAAGTGTTTCAGGAAAAACAAAAATTACAGAACCGTTTGATATAGTATCAAATTCAGGCAAATTAAAACAAGGTTAAAAAAGTAAAGTTCATTATGAGGCGGGAATATAAACTTAGTTTTTTCCCGTTTCTTATGGCTGTTTGTAGTAGAAAAAAACAAGGAGAGAATTTATGAAACTTGAACAAGTTATGGATAGAGATGATGCTCAAAAATATATTTACGAAATGTCTGATAAGCTTGAAATAAACATGTTGGATTTCGGAGTTAGGAAAAAATCAGATGAAGAAATTAAAACGGAAGGTATATTTTTAGAAGCAGTAATGGCAGGGCTTGTTTATTATGATGAAGAAAAAAATTGCTTAACACAAAAACTAACAAAAGAAATAGTAAGCGGGGATTTTATCCGTGATAATTTGTATTACAAATATAAATTCAAAGTTAAAGATGCGAGAAAACTGAAATCAGGCGGCATTGAGGCCTCAATGGATATGATAGCTCAAGTATGCGACGTTCCTAAAGCGATTATAAATGAAATGCACGGCCTTAATTTGGATATAGCAATGGCGTGTCTTGATTTTTTCTTGAAATAGTCTTGCCTGATATTTGGATAATGGCGGACTATTTGTGGATTGAAAAATATGAAACTTATACGGGGGTAGGTGAACTTACAGCGCAAGAAGTAATGGAAAACGCACCTCTGGCTTATAAGTGTGACAAAAAGAAAAATACAACACCGAAAGGATATTAATGTCATTCTCTGTTTTTACTAAATTTAAAGCTATTGATGGTGTTACACCTGCTTTTAAAAGCATGATACAAAAAGGTAACAGCTTTCAGGCTCAGGCAGAAAAAATTCAGAATGCATTCGCAAGAACATTTCGTTCTGTTGGTTCAGGAATTAGAACACTGAAAGGTGGTATTTCATCTGTAACAGATAAAATATTTACTATAAAAAACGCAATTATGGCTGTTGCAGCAGGACAAGTTGTTTCAAAGATTACTACACTAGGTAAAGCTTGGATTGATATGGCTTCTGATTTGGTTGAAACACAAGGAAAAATTGAAGTTGTATTTGGCTCTATGGAAAAAAAAGTTACACATTGGGCAAAATCATCTGTTAAAAATATGGGGCTCGCGCAACAAACAGCTTTAGACAGTGCTGCATTATTCGGGGATATGGGAACAGGTATGGGAATGTCTCAAAAGCGTGCCGCAGAAATGGCTATGTCATTAACTCAGTTAGGAGCTGATTTAGCTTCCTTTAAAAATATATCTTCTGATATGTCTACTGTTGCTTTAAAATCAATCTATACAGGCGAAACAGAAACATTGAAAAACTTGGGCGTAGTAATGACACAAGCTAACCTTGAAGAATTTGCAAGAAGTAAAGGATTTCGCAAAAAAATTAAAGATATGAGAGAAGCTGAAAAAGTAGAGCTTCGTTATTTATATGTTTTGGACAGAACGAAAAATGCTCAAGGTGATTTCTTACGTACAGGCGGTAATGCTGCAAACCAAATGAGAATGCACTCTGAAATGTTAAAGGAAATTCAGACAAACTGGGGTATGGTAATACTTCCTGAATATACAAAATTTTTAACAAGTGCGAACCAGTTACTCATTGATAATATGCCAGTTATTCAAAAAACATTTGAGGACTTTTATTCTGTGTTAAAGCGTTGTTATCACATGGTAAAAGATGTTTACGGTGCATTTAAATCATTTTTTGATTTTGTAAATTCAAATTCTGATAAAATAATAGCCGCTTTAAGCGGTATTGCAACAGTAGCTTTAATTGCAAACTTTAACAATTTAACTTGGGCTATATTAGGTCTTGCGATTAAAATGGGAACGCTAACAGCTTCAATATGGGCTAGTGTAACGGCCATTGCTGCTCAAACTGCTGCTTTATTAACAAATCCGTTTACTTGGGTGGCTATTGCAATTGGTTTAGTAGTTGCAGGATTAGTTTTAATGATTATTCATTGGGATAAAGTTAAAGCGGCAATAATTGGTTTTGTTCGTAATGCAAAAGCTTGGATTTTAGAGTTATGGCAAAAGATTGAGCCTGTATTTACAAAAATTAGAAAAGCTGCTGAAATGGCTTTTAAATTTACGCCTGTTGGTGCAGTAATTAACGTAACTAAAAATGTTAATGAAAAACATAAAAAAGGTAAAGATAATAAAATCCCTGAATTTGCAAACGGTACAGAAAATTTCTCAGGCGGTCTTGCTATTGTTGGAGAACGAGGACCTGAACTTGTTCAGTTCCCTGCTGGAACAAAAATCTATAATAACAATAAAACCGTTAGCCTGATTGAAAAATTATCAAAACCTAAATTTGACAAGGTTCTTGATTTTGAAAAATATAGAAGAATCAAAGATGAAAAACAAACTATTATAAAAGAAACGTTGATAAAACAAACTGCTGAAG